ATCCTCACTTCCGCCGCGGCGATTTTCGCGAAGTACGGGTGCAACGTCGGATCGTGCAGCACGCCGCCCCCGCCTTCGAAGTTCTGGGACTTCACAAGGATTTTGTCCGAGCCCGAAACGCCTTGAATGAACTTCGCCTGCATCGCGAGCGCGCGGACGATATGTCCGGGCGTGCGCGTGGGGAGCGGGTCCGCGTCGGGGTCCGGCTCCATTTCGTAGCCGCCGGAATAGGTGATACGAACGGACCGCTTCCAAAAATTCCCCGTGACCTTCCGCAGCTCGTTCGAATCCGAGCGCGTGAGTTCGTAGGCGCTGGCCGAAAGTTCAATCCAGGTCGTCGAGCTGTCGTCCTTCTCCTCAACCTTCGTGATTTCCTTGACCGGCCAGAGTTCGAGAAAGATGGACTTCATGATATCGCTCTCGGGGTGCAGCGTCTCGACGTGCCCCTCGCGGAACTGCCAAAGACGCGCCGTCGCGCGCTCCCAAGTGTCAATCACTTCCTGCCGGATCTCTTGGGCGACCGCTGCGCCCTTGGCTCCGAGTTTGCATTCGGCGAGGATCTTCTGTACGGTAATCATCTGCTGTCTATGCTCCGTGCGGGGCCATCGAAGGAACGATCAGCACTTCGAAAGGCTCGGTGTTTACCCACTTGTTCGGCCCGGCGAAGTGCAAGGCCAGTTCCCCGATATAGGGGCTGGTCGACGGCGGCAGGCCGTCGGCTTCTTCCTGCGTAAGGGTGAAAGTCAGCTTGCCGCCGTCCTGGATGGTAAGCGTTTCGTCTTCCACCGTTCGAAGCAGGACGTTTTCGTCCGAGCCCGGCTTCCGAATGACGAACGTAGCGTCGTCGCAGTCCGTCAAATCTTCGGCCGTGTCGTTGTCGTCGTACAGCTCGACGACGCCGTCTTTCGTCGATCCGACGACGAGTTCCAGGACTTCCGAGGAGTCCATTAGTTCCCCTCCTGCTTCGGTTCGCGCTGGCCCCTGATCCGCGCTCGAACCCGCGGCGTGCGGATTCGGACACGGACCCCCGGAGCCGTAGCCGGGTCTCGGCTCGGCTCCGGGGCCGCGTTGATCGGTTCTTTACGATACTCTTCGGGCATGAGTCCTCTAGGGGATCAATCCCGCAAACTCGTCATACTGCCCGATGGGCTTCCGCGGCGGGTCGGCAATGACATAGGCCGCCCCCACGGCGAGCGCCGTTTCGTCCTCGTTCGCGATGACGAGACGAACCGCGCTGTACGTCTGACCGTCGATTCGGGAGACGTCGATTTCGGCGTAACCCCCGGCATCATCGAGCGCGCCGTCCGTGACGGTCCGCGCAGCGGCGATGCGAAGATCAACCCCGTTCACGTCTTGCATGTACTCGGCCGAACCGTCGGAACGCTTGCGGAGCTGGACCTTGACCGATGCTTGCGTGGCATCGGGGAACGGCCCGAAAATCGGAATGAAGACCAGCTTGTTTCCGAAAATCCAGGGCTGCTCGATCCAGTCGCCGAATGCGGTCGGAGCCGACCCCGCGTCGATTCCGCCGCTCATGCCGGTATGCGTGAATCCGGCATTCGCCACCGTGTCGGTAATCGCAACGTTCCCCTGCGCTCCGGGGGTGTCGTTGGTCAACGTCACGTTTGCGCCGGAACCGGCCGCCGTGATGTCCAGGTCCATTTTCGCGTTGATGGCGGTTCTCATGGCCGTGGCGACTTGCGCCGCCGTGGTAAGGCCCGTGAGATCAACGGGGGTTGCCCCGCCGCTTACGCCGTCTCCGTCGAAATCGAACTTGAACGTTACGGCTGCGTGGACGCCGTCGTCCAGGACAAAGGCTTCGTTGTCCAGCAACGAAGCGATGGCGACCGCGACAATTGCTCCGGTCGCAGCGACCGCGGCGTCCGTATCATCGGGCTCCGCTGCGTTGACGAATCCGGGTTTCACCGCTCGCCCTGCCCGAGCCGCATACGAAAGGTTGTTTCCTTTCAACACGTCGGGGCCTCCTTTCTACAGTAAGAGTTCGGGTCGAACGGTTACGCTTGCAGGGACTCCAGCTCGTCCACGCCGTCGGCGTTGCGGGTCTCATAGAGATCCGTGATCTCGTAGCCTGCACCCATCGAAAGCGCGTTGGCGTTCGTGTTGCCGCCGAGCAGTCGAACGGCCTTGTAGAGCGAAGTATCGATCCTGTTCAGGTCGATGGACCCGAAGGCGCAGCCGCCTTCGTAGGTTCCGCCGTCCTTGATCTTCGCGGGCGCGAACTCCACTTTCGAGGAGCCGTCGGCCTGGAGAAGATTGGTCCAGGAGTCGTCCGACTTCTTTTGCACCTGGACGCGGGCGAACGGAACCGCGCTCGCGTGAATGGTCGCTTGCAGGATCAGGAAGAACGTCAGACGACGGCCCTTCCTCCAGGGATAGGCAATCGTCGTCGAGCTGGCGTCCGTGTCGGCCGTGCCGTCGGACTCAAGGCTCGTGATCGGAAAGGCCACGCCGGAAATCTTCCGGTATTTCGGGGAATTCTTTTTGAGGCCCATAGGGTTCAATCCCTTCGAAAGTCATTTCGAATCCAAACAGGACACACGCCTTTTACTTCTGTTATAGGGGAGGGGGCCTTTCGACCCCCTCCCCGGGATCTACGTTCGAACTCCGCTTAGGCGCGGACCTTGGCGTCGGGGCAGAGGATCAGCTCGCGACCCTGCCGGACGGAGACGTCCGCGTAGAGCCGCAGCTTCAGGTACTCATGGTCCGACGTGAAGCCCTTGCCCTTGCCCATGTCCGAATCGATCTCCAGCGCCGCCCAGCGGCCGAGAACGATGGTGGACAGGTTGCCCGCCAGCACGTCGGAATACTTCTCCGTGGTGCTGTCCGTGGGCGCGCCGACCGAAGCGCCGGGCTTGTTGGTCGTGGGGATCTGGTTCGACTTGTCGAACTCCCCGATGATGTCCCGCAGACGCGAATCCGGGAGCATCGGAGCCCCGATCAGGTACGGCCGGTTGACCGCCTGCGCGCTGTAGTTGTCGACCTTCAGTTGCTTCAGGCCGCGGAAGTAGCGAGCCGCCGCGATGATGGCCGAGGATTCATCGAGCGTGATGTCGTCTTCCTCCAGCGCCAGAAGCATGTTGTCGAGGCCGTCGAAGTCCAGGACCGCGCCGTCCCAATCCGCTTGCGCCGTGGCGAGCGTGTCGTGGTCGACGACGGTTCCGGATTGCGCCGAGTAAATCTTGATTCCCGGCGTGTTCGCGACGCCGCGCGGCATCTTGTCCGAACCGGACCCGTAAAGGATGGTCCAGTCGAGCTTTTTGGCCGCGGCGCGCTCCATGTCCCGGCGAAGGAGCTGTTCGAATCCGAAGGACCCGAGCTTCCGCATCGTGTCCGTGATCCGAACGAGAATGCCCATCTTCTTCGGGTTCATGGTGACGTCTTCAACGTCGGTCTGGGACTCGGCGTACTCGTCTTCCTCGCCGATCCAGTAGGCCACGAGGCCGCCGTCGAATTTCGGAATGTGGACGTTGCCGCCCGTCAGTCCTTCCATGACGGAAATGCGCTGCGTGCCCTCGCCCACGAGGTTGATGAAAACGGACCGCGTGTAGATTCCCCCGATGACGTCGGGAATCACTTGGTCCGGCACGAAGAAGCCGCCGCGCTTGTCGTCCCCGACGGACTGCGACGCCTTCTCCCGCACGGCCTCCATGAGCTTCTGCTCTTCCTCCGCGCCCTTCCAGTTGCCGGTACGAATGGCAACCATCGCGCGCAGAATGGAGAACTTCTGATCCTCGATGCCCGAAATGTACGGGCCGTGCTTCGAACGCTTCACCATTTCCGTGAAGCTCTCCTGCTTGGCCTTCAGGAGTTCGAGTTGCGCGAGAATCTTCGACGCTTCCAGGCCCTTGAACTGCTCCACCATCGTCAAAAGGCCCTTGACCTTCTCACGGGTGGCGAGGAACCCCTCGTTCGGGTCCGCGATGTCCTGAATCATCGCGGCGAGTTGTTTCTCCTTCTGTGCCTTGATTTCTTCCGGCGTCATAGCCGTTCCTCCATGAAAAAAAGTTCCGTCTTGGTCACAATGGTTGCGCTACGCGGCCGGGACTCCTTCCAGCGAATCCAGAATCCGCCGGGTAAGCCCGGTCACGGGGTCGCTGCTGTCGCCGCCTTTGCTTGCCTCCTCTCCGCGAGTCGTCCCGCCCGCTTCGGGTTCCGGTGCCGGGGCCGCGCTCGCGGCCTTCTCCAGCAGCGACCGGATATCGGTGAGAATCTGAGTATTCGAAAGCGCCGCTTCACGCTGCGACGCTTCGAGCTGTTCGAGCTTGGTTTCGATGGCCGAAAGGCGCTCCTCCGACGTGCCCGTCTTCTGGGAAGGAAGCGGCACGTTTTTCAGGCGGCGCTCTTCGTCGGTCTCGAACGGCTGCTCCACGTCGTCATGAGTCTTGAACTCATGGTCGGCGTAAAGCATCTTCGCGAAGGCAAGATACGTCGAGTCGATGTCCTCCCAACGTTCCTTGACGTCTTCGCGCTTCTCCCGGAGCAGCTTGACCCGCGCCAGCTCCCGGATAACGCCGAAGTCCGTCGCCTTCAGCAAGCCGCGCGCCTTCGCGCGGGAAAGGATCGTGTACGCGCCCGCGTTCGCCCCGAGCGTGGTAGGGGAGAATTCGAGCAAGTGATTTTGATCCAGGATCAGGCCCCAACGTCCGAGGCCGAGCTTCGCGCGTTCGGCTTCGTCCGTGATGTCAATCAGCTTCGTGGAATAGAAGCCGACCGACCCGCCCCGCAGGACGCCCGCTTCGGCCAGCCGGAACACTTCGTCCGCGCGGGCCGACTCCTCCAGGGTGGCGAAGAGGCCGAGCAACCAAAGGGCTTGCCCGACGTAGTCCCCTTCGGCGCGGTTGAGCGTGCGCCACGAGAGGATATTCCCAATGGGGACATTGTGCCACTCGTGAGAATACGGCATCGGCGAGTTCTTTTCGAACTCGTCGAAAAGCCAATTCTGTTTCACAATGTCGCCGTGGCCGTCGACCCGCTCGTCCGACGCCCAATAGGGAATCGCGCGGGTTTCGAGACCGGCCTTCCACTTGCGCCCGCGAGCCCGCGCGAGCTGCTGAAGCTCCTGCGCGCCGGGGGCGGCCAGCTCGGGGGACGCCTTGATTTCGGCTTCCTTCAGCTCGAAGGCGCTCGCCTTCGCTATGATCGTGGGCGAGTCCTTGCGCGGAACAAGGATCGTGTGACCCTTGAAGCCGGTCGACTCGCCGCCCTTCTGCTTCAGAATTTCGGCGAGCTTGGCTTCGACCTTGTCCGAACCCTCGATCAGTACGGCCGATTTCAGTTTCTTCAAATCCAGGGGCATAGTTCCTCCTCTACGCAGTCCAACCGTCAAGGCGAATATTTCGATGGAACGAGCATCCCGCGGGCGCGTGGTCGACCGACGGGGTTACGTCACCATTCGGAAGGATCGTCCAACCGATTCCCTCCACGTCGGCCGAGGCCGTCAACGATCCGAGGTTCCCGCAAACCGGACAGCAGAAGACCGCGGACTTTTTCGGGCCGTCCCAAACCGGCCACCATTCGGATTTCCGGATGGACTCCGAGCTTAGGGCCTTGGTCAACCCGAGCTTGTCGGACATTAGTAGATGTCCTCCACGTCAAGCCCAAGGGCAAGAGCGAGCGCGGGTTCGGCTTTCCGAACATGACCGGCCGCCCGAACTTCTGGAGAAGAATTCCCGAAATGCGCCCGCGCCGCGGACATCCGGGCGGCCTTGAGCGCCGGTCCCCGAAGAGAAAGCGTCGAGAGCACCTTCCCGCGGACGGCCGGTTTGACTTCCGCACGGGCCACGATCCGCGGGGACGTGGGCTCGATCTTGACCCGGGCGCGTTGCTTCTCTCCCGTGCGGACCGGGGGAAGCTCGGCCGCGGCCGGGAAGCTGTTCCAGGGGGCCGGGCGGCGCTGGGGCGTGACGACGGCGGCTTGCTCGGTGCTTCCGTCGATGCTGGCCTCTACGCCCTCCAGGGAGGCCGCCAGCGCGCCTACGATGGTCTCCGAGCCAGCGCCCGCGAGGACAGCGCCTTCCAGGGTGCCCGCGGCGGCTCCGGAGCCGGTCTCTTCGCCCGATCCGGCGAGCCCGACTTCCTCTAGGGTGGCTCCGATGCTGCCCTCGATGGTCTCGCTTCCGCTGGCGGCGAGCGTAGCCCCTTCGAGAGTGGCCGCCGCTGCGCCTTCGCCGGTCTCAGAGCCTTCGACGTCGCCGGACAGGTCTTCGAGCGTTGCGCCGAGAGTTCCGAGGATAGTTTCCGAGCCTGCGCCTACCAGCTTCGCGGCGAACGTCGATTCGTCGTCCAGGAAGTGGAAGATTCCGACGCCCGAAATAGTTTCCGAGCCCGAGCCGGACAGCGTGCAGACGCCGCCCGTGTCCGGCGCGAAATGGACCAAGAGCGCGCCCGAAATCGTTTCCGAACCGCTGGCCGAAAGGGTAACGGCCTCTAGGGTGGCGGCGGCTGCTCCGGATTCGCTTTCGGAACCTGAAACTTCGGCGGTGGCGTCTCCAAGTGTTACGACAAGAGTTCCCGTAATCGTTTCGGAGCCGGACGCGGAGAGGGAAACGGCTTCTAGCGTCGCAGCTCCCGCGCCGGATTCCGTTTCGCTGCCCGCTCCGACGAAGGTTACGCCGCCGCTATAGTCACCGGAAAGGCTCGCCGCGAACGTGCCCGATATCCGTTCGGACCCCGCGCCCGCGAGGGTAGCGCCGTCGAGCGAGCTTGCAAGGGCTCCCTGGAATTTCTCCGAGCCTGCGGCGGCCAGCGTGACGCCGTCTAGAGTAGAAGCGAAGTCCCCCGAGACCGGCGGCGGGGGTACCTGGACGAAATCCTCTTCGTCGAAGAAGAGATAAGACTTTCCGCCGTTGCTACTCAATTAAGCGTCCCTGCTTATCGGCTGGTTCCAGGTCCGCGACGCGCCGTCAATCGTCGCGGTGACGATGGCGTAATAGGCCGCGCCGGTCGAAATCCGGTTCGTGGCTTCCGTGTATTTGTAGAGGCCGCTTGACGCGACTTGAGTAAGCGCGGTCGACGCCACCAAGTCGGTTCCGTCGGTCTGCTTGATAACCTGAATCGTCGGACTCGTGATTCCGGACGTAATCGGCTGGCCGTTCTTGAAGAAGGCCGCCGAATAGCGGTCCGTCGTGTTCGCGGTGTCGCGGTCGATGGTGACTTTCGCTTGGTACGTGTCGGCGTTTGCCATCCACCAAAGCACGAAAACGGACGTGCTGTCCGGATTCGTAACCCACGTCGGCGAGACCGTGGCAACTTTCGTCGTCCCATTGTAGGCGGTTACGGCTCTGGCTTGACCGGCTCCGGTCCCGGAGACTATGTAAATCATGGAGCCGTTATAGAAATTGTCAACGGCGCTGGCCGCGGCGTCGAGCGTCATGGTTCCGTCGGCCCCGGCCTGCGCGGTATTGCGCCGAACCGGCTGGAGCTGCTCGCCGAAGGTTCCGGCGCGGACATAGCTTGCAATTTGCGCGTTCCAAGCCTCCTCTTGCCGAGCCGACGTAAACTTCCAGTTCGTATTTCCGGTCCGATTCCTCGAATTGAAACCGGCGTACCAGCGCGGAGTTGCGTCAACCGCGACGTCCTTCAGGTCTAGGAAGTCGCTCTCGAAATAGACCCCGCTGGTATTTGCAAGCGTCGCCGCCGTCCCTGCGCTCGAAGACGTGATCGTAAGATAGAAACTCGGCAGGCCCTTGAAGTCCCAAACGGCGCAAGTTTGGGTTTGGTTTGCCTGGAATACGATGGACAACGATTGGTTTGTCGTGGCGCTGCCTTGATCGACGTGGAATTCGCCGAAAGTGTTGCTGTCGTTGATCGTGATTACGCCGCCGAGCGCGGTTCCGTTCGTGAGGTTGTACCGGAAAACACCGTAAGTCTTGCCACCGCCCGAAAACGTAATATCGTCCTGCGAAACCGCCGGGGTGAAGGTGTAGTTCAACCCGGAGGGAATCGTAGCCGTGGCATTGATAGTCCAGACCGTTCCCACGGTTTGCGAAATGTCCGTCAATGCGCCCGAAAGCGTTCCGGCGCTCCCAACCGAAAGCCCACCCGCCAAACTCCAAGTCCCGGAAAGGTTAAGCGTTCCAGTTACGGTAATCAGGTTCGCTACCGTGGACGGGCTCGCCCCCAAACGGCAAGTCGTCGAAGCGGCAACCGTAAAGTTCATGGTCGACGCCTTCGTAATTACGAAGGTCGTTCCGGAAAGTTTATCGCCCGTGTCGGTTAGGGTTGAACCCGCAACCGCGCCCGTGAATGTGATTGTTCCGAGGGCGTTGGTTATGGTCGCCGTCGCATTGATGGTCAAATCCTTGTCCATCGAAATACGGGGCGTACTGCTGCCCGTAAGTACGGCGGCGCTACCCGTCGTGATACTTCCAACATGGGTCCAAGTTCCCGTCCAAGTTACCGTGCCGTTGATCGTCAACGTATTCGTCGTAACGGTCGTGGACGGCGTCGCGCCGAGCGGGGCCGTGGTTCCGGCGGCGATGGTAACGGCGGCGGCTGCGGTTGTTACGTTGATCTTGTTGAACGTCGACCGCGCATCGTCGAACGTCGAAGCCGCCGTAATGTTAATAGTGCCGCTGCTCGCGGTAAAGGTCGTCGTCGAACCCGTCTGCGTCCAGCTCCCGGCAAGCGTCCAAGTCCCGCTAGTTGCGGTAATCGTCCCGGTGCTGCTGAAAGTTACGGCAGTCGTCGACCATGCCGCCGAGCCCGCGGTCCGCTGAAGGATGCCCGAACTTACGGCAAGCGTCGTCGTGGTGAACGTGCCCGTACTCGATATGGTGAACGTCCCGCCGTTGATTGTGGTCGCCCCTCCCGAAAAGTTGCCGCTGTTGTTCAGCGCAAAGGTTCCGCCCGAAAGCCCGAACGTTGTACTTGTAAACGTCCCAGTTCCAACGTTGAACTGTCCGGAGCTTTGCGAAAAAATCGCAATTGTGATTGCTACGCCTGCGTTTTTGGTAATGCCGACCGTATAGCCGTTGATCGTGAAATTCCCGCCGCTCCACGTCCCCAGATTGTCGATGGTGCAAGCTCCGACGTGTGTAGCGTTGAACGTAACCGAATCCGTCGTGGCAGGAACGGAAACGCCACCGTCCCACGCCGTCGCGTCGGACCAGTTCTTGGTAGTGTCTGCGATCCAAGTTCTTGCGGCCATCTATTTCGAAGCCTCCGCAAGAGCCGGGGCTTCTTCCTTCACTTCCGCTTTGAGCACCTGGAAAGAGATTCGAGCGCCCGGAAATTCGGCGCACGCCCACTTAATCGCCGCTTGAAAACCGTTCGGCCGGACGAGCGGCGACGAGGGGAAATCACGGAGTACCGAAACCGTCCGGGCCTTCTGGAAAAGGTCCGCGCGCTTCGATTTCGGAAATACCGCCGTGATCTTGAAGAGCATGGGACTAGGCGTTCCCCTCCGTAAAGACCGCGCTCGAAACCGCGATGATTGCCCCCGCGACGAAGGAGACCGTCGCGAAGATCAGGTCCGCGCCGGACGTTCCGACGGAGCAGTCCATAACGAAATTGTTGTCGCTGTCGACGAACCGCGCCCAAGTCGCCGTACCCGTGGCGTCGGCCGCGGAGTCGGACGTAATGGCGCTCATGGTCAGCACGCCCGACGACGCCGCGGGCGAGGACGGGTCGGAGAGCGTCAGCTCGGCCAGCAGGGTTGTTGCCGAACCGCCGGTCGCAGGCCGGGAGCCGTTGTAGATTCGCAGCTTCCCCGGACCGGAGCCCGCGTCGAGCTTCGACGTGATTTGATCCAGGCGCGCATTTCGAAGCGCCGTCACCATTCCGATAGCCATTGACTAGGCTCCTTCCTTTTTCACGATGCGGAACTTTTCGAGGGCCTTTTGACCGGCGGCCTTCCCGGCGGCCTTGGCTTTCTCTTCGGAGGGTGCGTTGCCCGTGAGGTTCTGAATGAAGCCGGGTTGCGGCGCGTAGGAGTAGACGCGGACGAGGAAGTCCCACGCCTTGCCGTCCTTGCGCTGCGTCACGAACGTTTCGAAATACGCGCTGAACTCGCGAGCCATGTTAGGCAACCTCCAAAAGTTCGGACCAGTCGACGACGAATTCGCCTGCGTTGAAAAGCAGAATGTCTTCAATGCCGATGAACCGATCCCGCTCTAGCGGGCCGTGCATGAGCATGTTTCCGCCCATCTGCGAATCGAAAAGGGCGGCGTGCGTGATCTTGCCCCATCCCTCGTTTAGGGCGATGGGGAATTGGACTTGCCGAACGTTCGCGTTCACGAGATCCGTTTCGGTTTGGCCGAACTCCATCGCGCGCCGGGCGTAGCCGTTGCCCGAGACTTCCTTCCCGCCGCCTTGGTTGTCCGTGGGCGAGAGGAAGAGCGCAAGAAAGACGGTCTTCGGCGAAAGGTAGGGCACGTTTCTTAGGGCATGCCCCAGAAACTTCCGCTTCAGAAAGTCGGTTATGTCGGTCTTCATCAATATACCGGCGTCTCAATGACTCCGCTCGAACGGCCTTCGGCGTCCCGGACGATGTCCTTTCGAATGCTCTTCGGAACCGGGCTGCCCTCGTTGTGGACGTGAACCTCGATGGGCTGGATGATCTTGGTTCCGTGCTCGCATCGGTGTTCGAGGACGGGCGCGGCTTCCTGCCTCGCAATCATGAGGCCGAGCGCCTTCATGATCTCTTCCCGCGCAGCCGCGCTTACGACCCCGCGCGCACGGAGGGCAATCATCCGAGCCACGAACGCGCGCTGCTTCTCCGTCGCAACCGGGGCCTGGAAGCACCGGCAATTGATGACTTGTCCCGCGGGCGCGCGCATGTCGTGGGGGAACGTGAGGACCCCGCCGTCGGTCACGACTTGGGCGATGGACATATAGTCGAAGCCGCGGGGCTTGGGTCCTGCTTCGTCGAAAATGGTATGGTCGTCACGCACGACGACGTCCCCGGCGCTGGTCCATTGGACCATTTCGAAACCCTGCGCCCCGATCATTTCATTTCGGATTCCATTGACGAATCCGGCCGACTCGGTTCGGGCAACGGTCAACGTCTTCGAGCTGCCCGCCTGGATATCGTAGGTCGTGGCGATACGGTCCCGAAGCTCCTGGACGCTCTCCGAAAGTTTCGTTCCTTCGGCCAGCGAGTGAGACAGGGAAGCGTTGACGCCCTTTACCGTCTGGGCGGCGAAGAACTTCTCTCGATCCGTGAACGCACGGAGCAACCTATCGTCCGTGACGTCGAAAATCGGCACGCCGAATTCTTCCTTCGCGAGCCCGTAGAGCTGCTCCAGGGACTCGGCATGCGCCGGGCGCGTATACTGCCTGAGAAGCGCCGCCGCTTTCGTCGGGTCGGGAATGACCGCCGTTAGATCCATCTTCAGGCGGCCGGACTTCCCGCGGGCCTGCTCGTCGAATCGCGCGAGCGTCTCTTTGCGCTGTACGTTGATCCACTTCCGGTAATCGCCCATCGTGGCGCGTTCGAGCTGGCCCTGATACTTGAGGAACTGCACCCAAGTCAGCTTCGCTTTCTGGATGGGAACGCCGGACTTCGTCGGGCCGTCGCCGATGGCCGAGCCCGGCGGCGTGGAAGCCGGAAGGTCCCCCGCGGGGGCGGGCGCTGGGGGCGTCTCACCGCCCGCGGGAGCCGCTCCGGGGTTGGGGCTGGGAGAGGGAGCGGGATTGTTCGAACTCTCGACGATGCTTTCGGCCGTCGCCATGAGGGGCGGGACGAACGAAACGTCGTCGGTCTTGTACTGGTCCATTTCGAGGCCGACCTTTTCGAAGGCCATGCTCGGAGGAACGCGGAGGTTCGGCCCGGCGAGTTGCGCCGCAATATTGACCTTGTCGAGCAGCCCGGCGCGGAGGGCCTCCACGTCTGTAAGGTCGAAAAGCGCGAACACGTTGTCCAGGTCGTTGAAGAAGATGCTTCGGTCGATGGCCGACTCTTCGAGCTTGAAAAGCGGGATCAGGTTTTTATCCCAAAGGTTCTTGTCCTGCCCGAGCTGCGTAGCATAGTTCGAAAACTCGGTGACGCCGAGCACCGAAGCAGGCATGCCCATGACGGCGAGCACTTCGTCCCTATCGAGCTTCAATTGCTCGATGTACTGCATATCCTCTTGAGAAAGTCCGATGTTCTGATACTGAAATCCGGCTTGCAACATGGCGACTTTGCCGACGTTGTCCTCGCCTTCGAACTTCTCCTTCCACTTTCGCATGTAGGCTTCTTCGTCGGCCTTCTTCATGTTCCCCGCATAGGTGAGGATGCCGCGGGGCGCTCCCTGATTCTTGAGCAAGGAACGGTTGTACGTCTTGATAAGAAGGTCGGACTCGATGCCCATTGCCGCAGCCGTGATTCGGGACATGCCGCGGACCGGGTCCATAGGATTCGGGTATTTGAACTGCACGACTTCCGGCAGACTGAGGAAGATTCGAGAGCCTTTGTATTGGCTCGCGTTCGGCATGTAGCAGGGCGGTTGATAGTACCAGCCGATCAGGTCTCCGAACGTTCCATATTCGAACGCGGGTTGGAAGCAGTCCGGGCCGAGAGGCCAGATACGCTCCGGGTACTGGCCGGGCGCGACGGCGTTTCCTTCCGCGTCCGTGAGGACCCAGAAGCACTCCCCGCGAACGGCCATCCACAAATGCGTAAGCTGTAGGAGCTGCTGTCCGTCCTGAAGGGGATTCGGATTCGAAAAGACATCGTTCGCGGGATGGTTCAAATCCTGCTCGATGGTCTTCGAATAACGGAGACCGGCCCGGCGCGAGCCGGACAATTCCGAATACCGCTTCATCGCCCCGCGGCCCTTTCCTGCCCGTAGCACGCGGTCCAGGCCGTATCCGTGCTTGAGGGTGGCCGCCCGGCGTAGCTGCTGCTGGCGGTCGCTCTCGCGGAAGACGCCGAACGGGGCCTGCCCGGCGACGGTCGCCACGGTCATAGCCGCGGCGAATACCCAAACGTGGGAGCTGAAGGGGTCCATCGCACGGACTTCGGCCGGAAGTCTGGATTTCGAAAGCTGGTCCAGGTACGTGTTGATTGCGCCGAGCATCTTCTGACCCATGATGCGTTCGGCTTTCTTGTGCCGGTACTTCGCGGACTTCGTCGAATAGGACTTCTTCGGCTTCGGGGCGGGCTCGTCGTCCGGATCGGAAGCGACGTTGACCCGGCCGTCTCCGTTGCCTTCCCAGCGGTAGCGGAGCCGTTGCCCGTCCGGTCCTAGAATCCGCGATTGTGCCATCTAGTTTCCTTCCGGTCCGAGGAAGACGTCCAAGAAATCGCTTTCATCGCCCATCATAAGCCGCGGCCCGTCGTAGGGCTTCTGCTTGGGCTGCTTCTGCGCGGGAACGGGCTTGGCCTTCCCCGTAGGAGCCGGGGCCGCCTTGGGCGTGGGGACGCTGGGAGATCCGGCCTTCCGAGCCGCTTCGGCGACCGGCGACGGCTTCTTCGGCGACGGAACGGAAAGCACGCCCGCGGGGGTCTTGCCGTTCTTTTCGTCGAAGCCATGCGGACGCAGAGCCTTTTCGACGACCACGATTCGACGCTTTGCGGCTTGTGACATACTCTTCTATCCTCCCAGCTCGGCGATTGAAAAATCCGGCTTCATGCTGCGATACGAAAGCATTTCGAAGGCGAGCGCCCACTTCATGACCGCATCATCCGGTTTGCCTTCGAACTTTCCGGTACGGTTCTTTTTGAAGCCGAGGCATTCCTTCAGCAACTCGCGGTCCTGCACGATCAGCGTTCCGGTTTCGACGCTGTTCGAAAGGTTGTCCAGGATGTAGGGCCGGGTAACGGGGTTCGTCTCGAAGCCGGGCCGGGCCGAGCTGTAGTCCTTGCCCGCGGCATAATGGAAGATGGCCCCTCCCTGGAAATGAGGCCCGGCGAGCGTCGGGTCCGTCTCCCAGAGGATCTCCTCTAGCTTCTGAATGACGGCGTGCCCGTGGTTGTTGCGCTCGACGCCGAGGAGCGCGCCGTTATAGCGGAAGTGTGCGGCGGCGAGGATGGCGGCTTGCTGTCGAATGGAGAAATGGCCGTGCGCGGCTGCGACTTGCGAGCCGTCCTTTCGGTCGATGATTCCGAACCCGTTCTTATCCCCGCCCGGCACGCCTTCGGACGTGTCCGCGCCGCATACGTATTCGTGGCCCTTCTTCGGCTCGGCCCATTCGACATAGTAGCCGCCGGGGACGTGCTCGACGTCATAGGCGGGCAGGCTAAGGAGAAGGTTTCCGATAATCTGCTGATTGAAGAAACAGATTCCGGTATTGATGAAGGCTTGCTCGGGGCTCTCGGGATATTCCTGCTCGGCGTAGAGCTTGAGACGACGACGCATCGCGCGACGCCAAGCGATTTGCTCGGGGTTGAGCTTGTGCCGAGTGACGAGGGCGAATTCGTCGTTGTCGTAGGAGTCGGCGACTTGGCGACGGGCTTTCGGCGTGAGGGGAATTCGGTTGGTCGGGTCGTCCCACCACGTCAGAAAAATACCCGTCCAGTCGGATTGACCCGACTCGGCCTCGTTCCAGGTCTCCTCGAACAAGTCGCCCTTGCCGTTGCCGGTCGATTCGAGGACGACTTCCCCTTCGGACGCGGCCTCCGTGATACCGGCGAGGAGGAGTCGTTGCTCGTCGATGTCCCCGGGGGAGTGGGCCATTTCCGACCATTGGATTTTGTTGTAGGTCGATCCGCGGGCAAAGCCCTTCGCGCCCGCCGTACCGATTTCGAAGATGGACCGCAGCACGGGGAAGGACAGCTCGCGCTTGTTGCCGGACGGGGGACGCGAGGGCCGGAACCAGTCCGGGAGCATTTCGTAGAACAGCTCCACCATTCGGAAAATCTTGACGGAGTCCCGGTCCGTGTGCGCGAGGGTCACGGCCTGCGTGTCGGGCGTGTTGGCGACCTTGTGGAAGGTCTCGGCCTGCTCGCTCGTGGTGACGCCCTCCCGGCGGGCCTTGAGATAGATGAACATGGGGCGCTTACCCTTGGCGAGGGCCTCGCGCTTAATCCGGCGTGCCTTCTTCTGGGGAGCGTTCAGGCGAAGCGGGCGAATCGGTCCGGACTTCGGACGAATCCAAAGGAACTCCTCCGCGTACTTGTCCGGATCGTCGAGCAGCTCGTCGACCGTAGGAAGCGGACCGTCGCGCTTGATGCAGTCCTCTCGAATGGCCTCGTACTCTTTGCGCGCGAACTCCTCGTCGAAGTCGAAGCCCAAGTCCTCGCCCTCTTGAACGAGTACGTTCGGCTGGACGTAACGGGGAATCGGCATCTTAGCCAACCCTCCGAGAATCGGCTTCGAGGATGGGCTCGGCTTCCAAGTTGTGTTCGGCGGTCGCAATTCCGGTTTTCGAAACGAGAGCGTTTTCGGCAACACTCCTCGAAAACCGATTCTGCATGAGCAGCATTTCGAAATTGTTTCCCGCGCCGCCCATGAGCGAATTGAAGTTCTGCGTAATCTGCTCGGGCGTCATGGTGGCGAGCATCTTGTCGAAGAGCTTTTCGGAAAGCCGTTCCGAACGAATGACGCCGAGCCAGAAGAGAAGGGGAAGCGGAATGCCGGTCGCCGGGTCGACGCCCTCGCGGAAAGTCTGAAGCATAACCGCGACGGTTTCTTTTCGAGGATCGTTCGTCCGGCCGCTCGGGTTCTTCGACTCGCCGGGCTTGGCTTGCCCACGCCGAAGGGCTAGGTATTGCGCGTCGCTCATGGGCTTGCCGGACTTGTTCTTCGGGCGCTGCTCCGGGGGAGGCAGGCTGGCGAGTTCTTCGGGCGTGGGGACGAACCTAGCGGGTTCCTTGGGCGGTTTGGAATCCGCGCTCTGGGGAGAGCTGGCGACGACGACTCGGCGGGGGGCTGCTGCGGGGGGAGTAGAAGACTTCGGCGTCACGTTGGGCGTGACCAAAACCCGGCGGGGAATGCCCGGGTTCACTAGGGGAATTAGACCGTTTGGTTACACAAGATGCAAGGATATTCCGATTATGTGATACTACTTCACGGAAAAAATGCGGTTTTTCAGGAAAGAAATATCTTCCAGGCGCACGCAGCAAGGCGAGTTCCGGCCTAGCCCAGCCCGCCAGCGGGTTAGCGCAATCTTCCTTTCCTTGAGCCTGCGGACCAGAGTAATCCTAGAGATCCCGAGCGCCGACGCGATGGCATCGTAACCGATGATCCACTCCCGCCGATCCCAAAGCATCTACACTCCCGAGCAAGAGGGGCAGAAGAGCACGCGCCCGCAGCGCATGACGAGGAGCGCGGTCTCGTTAAGGTACAGCCGGAAAGACTTCGAGCAGCTCGGACAGCGAAGCCGCGTCCGTTCCGAACCCGCGGAAAACGTCTCGTCGAAAATCTGCGCGCAGTTCCCGCAATAGTGGAACGGTAGCCCGCTCCATATCTCGCCGTGCATTCGCGAAGGGAACTGCTTCGAAAATTGCCCCTCACACACGCCGCATTGAGCATGCGCGAAAATGATTTCCCGT